GATTAATTTTAATAGTATTGTGCTTTATTGCATTTATGCTTTTTATAATAGGCGATAAAACTTGTGGTGATAAAAAATGATTAAATACAGCAGTGAAAAAGATTTTTATGATGGCGTTCATTATTTGGTTCAAAGGGCATTACGTTTTGAAGCTAATTTTGATAAACTTGAAATAAAACTAACAGGAGGATTTTAAATGAGCCACATATGTGCAACATTATTAGTGCTGTGTTCTGCATTTTCACATCCATCAACTGTTTATATGGAGGTAAGTACGCATATCAATGAGCAGGATTTGTTCATACACGAAGTTACAATGTGTGCTGTAGAATATAATTCCATGATAGAGCCGTATCATAGATTACCTGTCACACTTGTTGTGGCACAGGGCATATTGGAATCAGATTGGGGCAAGAGTCGTTTTGCTGTTGAAGGAAATAATCTGTTTGGCATTAAGGAATATGATATATCTGAACCACATATGCACACAAAAAATAGCAATAAAATGGTAAGAAAATATTTTACCAGATGTGAAAGTGTTCATGATTATATTGATATGCTTACAACCTATGAAATTTATCATTCATTTCAAGATGAATTACTTTATCAGTGGCTTATCAATAATACAGATGTTCATAAGTTAATTGATGAACTTAAAATTTATGCTGAGGACATTAATTATAGAAATAAATTAAAACATATTGTCAATGGCTTGACCCAAGTCAAGTAATAATATATAATACTTGTATGATAAAGCCAGAATATTTAAATTATAAAAAACCTGAACCTGATAAAGAAGAAATTCTAATCAAGAGAAAATGCAATATGTGCCATAAAAAAATTATGATGCACAAATTTCAAAGGTTTTGTAAACATTGTAAATTTATGGTTAATAGAACATATAGTGGCTATGGTGGGTTATAGGAACCCTCGGGGACGGGAGTCCCATATAGCATAGATTCGCAATTGTGTCAAGGAGAAAATTATGAAATATTCAATACATCAAAATTATTTAGATAGAGAAGGTATGCCTATTAACAGGAAAGAGTTTGGAGTAAGGGAACATAACCGAACATACACAGGTGTAAGATGGTTAACGATTCAAAATTGGGTAGATGAGTTTGATACTTTAGAAGAAGCATTAAAAAAATATCCAACAGCAAAGATATATCGTAATGAAATTAGCTGAAGCCAAACAAATAATTGTATCGCTGGGCAGACCAAGTAAAATGCCCTGCCCGTCATACAATACACCTGCACAATTATGTGTGACAGGAAGTAGGCTGAGAAAAATAAAAGGCTCCACCTGCAATGGTTGCTATGCCATGAAAGGTAATTATGTTAGACCTAATGTAAGAAAAAGTTTGGAAAAAAGATTCAATGCCTTCAAGCATGAAGGATTTGTTGAGGCCATGTCCTATATGATTAATCATTATTCAAAAAAATCTGGCTATTTCAGGTGGTTTGATTCTGGTGACTTGGCAAACATACAAATGCTAGAGAAAATAGTTTTGGTGTGTCAAAACACACCTACCATTAAACATTGGTTGCCTACAAGAGAAGTCAAGATAGTAAAGGATTATTTAAAAATATATAACCAGTTTCCAGATAATTTATTAGTCAGGGTGTCAGCTCCAATGATTGATGGCAAACCATTAAAATTTAGATGGCAAGAAGGAATATTATATAAATGGACATCAACTGTTCATCATAAACAAAAAGCAATAGGACACGATTGTCCATCTAGGTTTCAAGAAAACAAATGCAAGAGTTGTCGTGCGTGTTGGGATAGAAATATAAAAAATGTTTCTTACCACAAGCATTGACACAAGCACAATATTAGTATATAATACTTGTATGAATAATGAAATAACTTTATTGGGTGAAAGCACCCCAGTTCCTGCATCGAAGTTTGTCCCTAAAATGATAGGACATAGACCATTTGTTGTCCAATTCATTAAGAAGGATGGAGAAATTCGGTCAGGAAAATTTGACTTAAAGCCTCGCAAGAGGTGGAAGACTATCGATGGTAGTTGGAAAAAACTTAATGGTAATGGTCGGAAATCAAACCCCGACCAGTATCTTCTTGCATTTGACCTAGACAAGAAAGACTGGCGACTTATCAATTACAGTACAATGAAGTACCTGAAAGTTGGTAGAAGAAAGTATGAGGTTCAGGTGTTTGAAAACGAGGATTATCGTATATTTGGCATGAGAAGAATACACAAGTCAAGTATGCATTAAGAGTTTATTGTCTCTATGTTGGTAAGTCAATTTAGGGCAATAAAATTGGGGTTGACTAGTGCACTGTGAAACATGACTGGTAGTAAAGGAAGTGTTTTATTTGGTAGATGGCAACAGCGTCATACACGTAGGGTTGGGGTGTATGACAAATTTAATTGGGCTACATACCCCTAGAACTCAAAGGATGATAAGTAGCACAAGGGACATCTTATGTAGTCCAACTAAGTTTAGAGTTTCAGCCATTAAATTGATGGTTGGAAGAGAAGAGGGAAGTTTATAAAGAGTTAACCACCTTTTCTCATAGTGTATACGCCAAACACCCAGTCGAAAGACTGCGAGGCAAGATAATGGGGTTAGTGTTTAGGGAATTATCGCACTATAAAAAAAATAGCTCGTAGCGTGGTAAGTGTTTAAGGAACACCTTTATTGTAAGCGAGGATAAATAACTGAAGCAAAGCGTAGAACCTTAAAGGCGATACAGTAACCCTGCAATGCTGAAGAACTGGAATTGTGTGTTGTGAACATTCTGGCTTGGGTAGTGCCAAAGATATATAACCACAAACTACCTATTATAATCTTGACAAACAACAAAATTTATGATAGACACTTTTTCTCTATGAATTACCATAATCAACTGGAAATTATAAAAACATTACAAATACAAATAGACACGGATGTGCGAATGGATTGCCCATTCTGCCACAATACTAACACACTTCTTATACATAACAAGGACAGCAAACTATCATGGTATTGCTTCCATGCGTCTTGTAGTGCCAAAGGTACGCACGAACGAGAGAAGACAATGGAGGATATCCGAAGTACGGTCATAGCTTCTGAACCAGAAGTCAAGAAATCATTTCACATACCAGATTATTTTACATCCATTTATTCTAGTGATAAATGCATCAAGTATATAGAAAAAAACAATTGCTATGAGGCTATGTCAACTGGTCGGGCAAAACTATATTACGACCCGAGACAGCAACGCATTGTATTCATCATACGAAGAAAAGATAATGGCATTGTTGGAGCTGTGGGTCGTGGCTTGTCATCATCCGTGTATCCTAAGTGGTTTTTATATGGGGATAAGTCCTACCCATTTGTTTGTGGAACATCAGACAGGGCGATACTGGTAGAGGATTGTGCAAGTGCGTGTGCCGTGTCAGGTATAATGACAGGTGTGGCGTTGCTTGGAACATCATTGCCAGATGATTATATTCCTGTTTTAAAAGAATTTAAAAATGTAACAGTTGCATTGGACAGAGATGCAACATCAAAGGCATTTGACATAAACCAAAAACTATGCTATTATGTCAGGTCGCAAGTAAAAATATTAGAGGAAGATTTAAAATACTATGATACAGAAGCTATTAAAAAAATACTTAATTAAACTTTTATTATTTGATGAAGATATTCAACGAATAGTAAAACAAATTGCACTGACAAACATACGAAAGAAAAAAAAATGAAATACATTATTTTTACTGTAATATTTCTTTTGCTTATCTCTTATATGATTGTTATTTCTTATATGCAAATTAATTACCCAAATCATTTTAATGCATTTTGATGCCTTGGAATCCATAATATTATATGAAAACTAAAGAAGTTATTAAAATTTTAGAGGAAAATAAATTGACCAATATAATTAAACCTACAATAATTCATACTAAAACATTTTCATGTGCCAATGACCATCCTATTGTGTGGTACACTTTTGCTGAAAATAATAAAGCAATGTGTGAATATTGTGCTACTCATTTTATTTATGAGCCAAAGGATTTTCATACTAAAATGCTAGAAGAAAAGGAGTTACTTGACATGTCAATGAAAGAATCTAAAAGGCAAAAAGATGAACGCACTCCTTCAGAAAAATTACAAGATGAAATAGAACCTATACCCTGTCCAATGCATGAGGATTATGATGAGTAGAGCCGCATTAAAAAGAAAACAACACAAGGGCAGGCGTAAGGTCGGCTCAAAGAAAAGACGTAATCGCAGACGCATACGATTAGGATTAAAAGTTAGAAAAAGGAAAAAATAGTGTATAAATTTTTTGTTATTTTATTATTAGTATTAATACTATTTAGCACTTGCACGGGTTGTGCCTTTATAGTTGCAAAAGAAACAGCCAAAGCTATTAGTATTGTTTTGGAAGATGACCCTAACGCAACTAAAAAGGAAAAAATAATAATAAAACAAAATAGAATGAAAGAAAAAGCAAGAGAATTTTATTGCAGTAAAGTACAAGATGAAGAGAAATGTGGTGCAAATGAAAGCAAATAAAAAATTTGACATTGATTTAAAATATGGACAGGTACGAGAAAAACAAGTATCAAATATATTTGCTAATAAAAAAATAGAAATAAAAACAGAAAGAGATTGGTGGGAAAAGACAGGTAATATTGCATTAGAGTATGAATGTAACGGCAAACCAAGTGGCATATCAGCAACACAATCAGATTACTGGATACATATACTGGCAAAAGGAAATAAAAATCATTGCATGTTGGTTTTTGAAGTGCCAAGATTAAAAAAAATTATTAATAAATATAAAGACACACATACACGCATGGTAGGTGATGGTGGTAGGTCTAAATGTGTAATTTTACCAATAAAAAAATTATTTGATAAAGAAATTATATGTCTCGATTAAAAAAACGTTTATTAAAAATAAAAAAACGACTGGATGTAAAAGCTTTGCGTGACCCAAAGACAAGACCCCAATGGAGAGACAGAATTAATTGGGATAGAGTACGAACAATATTAAATAAAAGATACGACCACTTGACGTAAGCATATTTTTATGCTAGAAAGACCCTATGATTGAAAAACAATTAATACAGTTATTATTAAATAAAAATTTTTATGAGAAACATAAAGGTAAAGTTTCTAAAACTATGTTCACCAATGGTGCAGGTAGTTTTTTTGATTCTATTGAACGAGCACATGATGAATATGATACAGATTTAACACTTGATGAACTGGAAACACTGCATACGGATAAATATAACCCTGCATTAACCAGAACAGCAAGAAATAATTTTAAATTACTGCTGGATGAAGTACGCAATGAGCCACAGCCCAAAGGAAAAATTATATCGGATATTGTCACGGCTATTCATAAAAGAAATTTGGCACATAAGATTGCCCTTGTTGCAACAGAAATATATAACGGTAAAGATGAAGGCTTTAACGAAATTAGAAAAATACTGGACACACAGGAAGAAGAACCAATTGAAGACATTTCCATTACAACTAATATTGATGAATTGATGAAACTTATTGACGTTACGACAAGATGGAAATTTAATCTACCAACTCTACACGAAAGAGTAACAGGCATTGGTGATGGCAATTTAACCATTATTTTTGCCAGACCGGAGACAGGAAAAACAGCATTTTGGATTAATTTAGTTGCAGGAATGGACGGATTTGCCTCTCAAGGTGCCAATATACACGCTTTAATCAATGAAGAGCCTGCTGTTCGTACCCAAATGAGACTAATTAATGCATGGACAGGTCTAGAT